CGTTGCTGAGGTCTGCGAGTAAGCCTGTTTGTGTGCTCCATTTGACGGCCCCGTTGACGGTCGGTTGTACGACGAAGGACGCGGTTGTGTTGGCGTTGTTTCCGGCCAGTGCTCCGATGCTGATGTTGTTGTTGTCGAGGAAGGCGGGTGATTGTGCAGCTGGATTTGGGATGATCGGCGCGGTGGATCCGAGCGGCATGATGACCGCGTCGCCCTTCTGGGGCCATGGGAGGCTTGACGTGAACATGTCGTGTCGTTTGTTCACGCGCAGTGGGTTGCCGTCCCATTCTGTCGATCCCTGGGTGATGTCGGTCCATGCGTCACCTCCTACTACCCAGGGGTCTTGTAGGTTTTGATCTCTGAACCATTCGTTGTAGATGTGGAAGTAGGCCCAGAACGGCAGTGCGTTGACTACCAGTGGTTGGGTGAATACTCCCGTTGGTAATCCGAAGTGGTCGGCCAGTGTGCCGATAGCTATGGGCCAGGTGGCCGTATCTTCGGGCGGTTCGATGGTTGGTATGACGCCGCCAGGGTATTTTCCTGAGCCAGTGATGAGATCTTCCCAGGCGTCTATTGCCCAGGGTGTGTTCTCGTTGGCTGCGATTCTGTTTGGTACGAAGAAGTACCAAGTTTCGAGGTCGATGTCGTCGACCGCGGGTGCGATTGGCGTTGCCAGTCTTGCCATGATGCTTTCTTCGTGTTGCCAGGTGTCTCCTGGCAGTACCTCCTCGCACATGATCGGTATTAGCTCGCTCGCGTTGAACGCCATTTTGCGCGTTTGACGCATTCGGAATTTGCTCCTCGGTATATCCGAGCGAGGAACGGTTGCGAAGTTGTGTTGTGTTGCTGTTTTGTTTCGGTACATGACGTTCTCCTGTGGTTAACGGTTTTTACTCTCTCTCTCTGGTTATCCATCAGGATATCCCCTTCTAGGGGGCATCCTGTGGGTAACCCATCCTTACTCATCTAGCGCGCCCGTAGGGCTAGCGCGCTAGATGATCTTTTTCTTGTTCTTGGCGCGTGTGCGCGCGTCTCGCGCGCGCGCGCGTCTTTCTGTTTCTGTTTCTTGAGTTGCCTTTTTCATTCTTTGTTCTTTGATTTTTTCTATTTTTTCTTTGTTTACTTCGCCGAGCCACCGATCATATGCTTTTGGTGGCTTTTGTCTCTTTCCTCCAATCACGACAAAGTCGTGATTGGTGACGTAGTCGCCATGTTTGAGCCACCAGCTTTTTGCGATGTTGCGAGACATTCTCGCTTTTGGCTGTTGTACGGGGATCAGCTCCCCGGTTTGTTCGTCGATGCGAACGTATTTTTGTTTGCTGCGTAGTTTCTTGACGACGTAGCTTGCGGTGTACGCAGCGGTTTGGAAGTTCAGTGCGCCAACTGAGACGTTCCCCAGGCCCCACGCATCCTGCAGGAATGGTGACGTCCATAGAGCGTTTGGGACGTCGCGTAGCATGATGCGTGCTTCGGTGAACGCCTGGCCAAATACGCACGCATGATAATGCGGGCGCAGTGTTTGGTCACCGTACTCGCCGACGGCGTAGTAGCGCAGTCTTCCGTAGCGCTTTCGTAGTCGTTTCCAGAACTTTTCGAGGTCGTCATAGTTGAGACTTCCGTGTGGCGGTAGGTGTTTGTCTGCGTAGGTGAGTGTTATGAAGCTGTTTTCATCCCACATGTTTGCTTCGTGGGTGATGCGCACGGCTTGTTGTCGTGCTTGTTCTTCTCTGCATAGGATGCAGTATCCGCATGGGAGCTGGATGGCTATCCATGCGTGTCCGTTTTTTTTCGGTCCCGTGAATGAAACAGGCCCGCCATTGGCGGGCCTGTGTGCGGGGATTGGGTTCTCGCAAGCCATTACAGCCTGAAGCCCCCTCTCATGATGTGTTGCGGGCTGTTGACGGCTTTGGTCTTGCGCCTGGCGCGCGCGAACTTCTTGCCGTGTTTGCGTCCGCTGATGTTTCTCCTTGCCATGTCAGACTCCTTGAGCGGCAGTAATTGCCGCTCTCGGATTGTGCCAGTTGGGACCATCGCCTACTAGATCTAGATGGTCCTGATGACACCGGCTGCCGAAGGCAGTTGGTGTCTTGGCAGGGGCTTCAGCTGAAGCCCCTGCCGTAGCAGCTATTTATCGGCTGCTGTGCGGGAGACTTCCCGTAAGGCTTCTTCGAGGTTCCTGATGTGTGCCTGTTCTCTCGCCAGGCGTTGCTGGTGTATCCGCCTGTAGAGCGCCAGCGTCGGCATGGTCTGGCTTGTCAGACCGGCCAGGCGAGTCCGCGCGGCGTCCAGTAGGGAGCGCAGGCGTGTCAGTTCCGGTGGTTCTGGTTGTCCGAACAATGTCTCGAACGAGACTGGCGCAGTCGGCGACGAAGACTTTGTTGGGCGTGACTGCGCCTGTTTCTTCGTCGATGTCCGCGAGCTTGTAGAGCTCGAAGTGGTGTGGCGCTTGCTGGATGGCATGTGATCGTTCTCCGTTGATGGTTTCTGCGAGGGCCGCTGTTATGGCCTTGTCGTTTTGTCCGCAGAATGGTTGCAGGTAGTAGTCGATGAGTCGATCTCGGATTGCGTATAAGTGCATCATTTCTTTTCCTCAGGTTGTGTTTCAGCCGGTGTGAGTATCGCGTTGATCTTCTCGGGCGTCAATGCCAGCAGTGCTTCTTCAGACAGTGTTTGTAGTTGTGTTGGCAGCATGTCCCTGAGCTGCCTGAGGCTTCGTCCTTGTTCGATGAATCCGCGCAGATCCAGCGGCAGCATCGAGAAGTCCCCGTAGATGGGTGCTTTGGCTGGCCCTGGCACTTGCCCTGTTGTTTGGTAGCGCTTGATGATGACGTTGATGTTTGTGTCGTTGGCCTGTGATTGCTCTGTGAGCGACGGCTTTGTGTTGCGAGTCGCTAGGCGCTTTTTGCGTTCGAGGTATCTCATGGTGTTGATCTCGCTGGTCCGAACAGTTGTTGAATGAAGCGTATGTACTTGCTTTCTTCGCCGAGTTCTTCGGCGAATTTGGCGTCGATCTCTCTCTGTGACATGCCGAGTTTTTCGGCTTGGTTTCGTAGTCGTTGATACTCTTCGATGAGCGGTTGCAGCTTTTCGAGCTGGTCGTTGGTGAGGCGGACCGTCCGCAGGTTCTCTTCTGAGATGCCCAGCTCTACCAGCTTGCGCTTGACGTCGTGAACCATCCCTTGCATTTCTAGGTCAATGCGTTGGGTTCCAGCTGCTATTTGGTCGGCAGACACTGCGAGGTTCGACGTCTCTTGCACGGTTTTTTGGCGCTGCGCCGCCAGTAGCCGTGTTTGCATGTCCATGTTTTCGAGCATGGCTTTTTGTTGTTGTACGCCCAGGGCGGATGCAACTGCTGCCATTTTGTTTTCCGGTATGGCTTCAGCTCTGGCTCCGGCTGCCGAAGATGCTGCGTGTTCAGTTGCTAGCATTGGGTTGAGGCCCGCTGCCAGGTAGTCCTGAACACGGCGTTGCACTTCGGTGGATGACATTCGCTCTTGAAATGCCATTTGTTCTCGGGCTGCTTTGCGGTTCGCGCGATTTGCGCTGCTGACTCCTTGTGTTGCGATGTTTTCGAAGTGCTGTCCGACTTTCTTTAGTGCTTTGGTGATCCACATCAAAGTTTCTCCAGCCCAGGCACCCCGTATGCTGGCATCAGTCTGCCTACGGTGCTGTCGTGGAGTATGTCGAAGATGATCTGTGCAGACCATTGTGCGGTTGGTGCTGCAGAGAGTGAACGCGCCAGCGTTTCTTGTGTTTTGTCGATGATGAAGTCGCCATTGAGTGCAGGTTCGGTTTCGAACTCTTCCGCGTAGTGCCACCAGTCCATCGGTGTTGCTGATGTTGATCGCAGGTGTCCGGTGATTTCGTTTGGCGTGAATCGGTACTCTGCCGAGCGCTCCTGGTACCCCCAGGTTGTGACCGCCGGTGTGGTGTCGAGTGGCACGAAGATTTCGGTTGTGTTCACTGCCTGCTCGCCCAGGTTTGCGAATTGTGGGAAGTAGAAGTCGAGCCTGGTTGACCTGGTCCAGTGCCGTCGCAGTCCCTGTTGGTATGTTGGTGTGGCGCGGACGGCGCATAGTCCGATGATGTATCCGTGTTCCGTCGCGGCGTACGTGAATGTGCGTTTGTTTCCGGAGGCGTGCATTTCTGCGCCCAGGTTGCCGATGGGGGATGCGGCGTCTGCTGGTTCTGCGTCATATGCCGCTGTTTGTGCGATTGGGTTCACGGTGATTGGTATCTTCGAGCCGCCCAGGTATTCCGGCCTGGCCAGGCGGTAGTCCGGTGATCGCACTCCGAAGTGAACGAGCAGTTGTTCCACGTATCGCGATCCTCCTCGAGCGTCTTTTTCGAGTAGCTGTTGTGTGGCGATCGCCAGGCGGATCTGGTTGATGGTTGCTGCCGCCGCGTTGCTGAGGTCTGCGAGTAAGCCTGTTTGTGTGCTCCATTTGACGGCCCCGTTGACGGTCGGTTGTACGACGAAGGACGCGGTTGTGTTGGCGTTGTTTCCGGCCAGTGCTCCGATGCT